CCAACGCTAAAGCTATGCCAAGTAGTCCGGTAGTGATAAGCTCTGCTAAGAATGCCCAATAGGGGCGTTCAATTTGATCGCCGTCTATCACAGTTTGAAGTGTCACTGCCGCAGGTATATAATTGTACTGTGGTCCAGTCGGACTAGCGATTAAACCACCTATGCCGTCTGCGGTTACTCCTATAATAACAGTCCTTCCTTCAAATAATTTATAATCATCTGAAGCCGCACTAATAGTTTCAAATTGTTTATTCCAACGTAACCATATCTGTCCATTAGGATCTGTTCTTATAACCGGGTAACCAGGAACACGCACTGCTTCTATTCCGCCACCAGCTTCTTTAACTTGATAACTAGGAGCTCCTGTTGCAACACGTATAACTTCAATTGCCAAAGCGGGATACGTGTCTTCGCCGACACGCATTAGGAGTGGTACTCTACGCACAACACCGTCGATTTCAGGATTAGTATTCAACACACCTACACCGTCAGCATTATCTCCTAGCAATTGGATTGGTCCTAACATCCCTGGCCATTCAAACATGTATGGTAGGGGATCTCCAATTTTCGCAATGCCTCTTGGGACCGCATTACGATTGGTTTGGGTACTTCCTGTTTGTGCTATCACAACACCGTTACCCGCAAGTGCTTCAGCTAATCCAATATCACCACCTAGTCTATCAGTCTCCGACATGATAACAGGAATTACGATGATACCAGCACCTGCCTCGCGAAGTTTCCAGATTATATCTGCAAGTATGTCACGCTTCCAAGGCCATTGCCCGTACTTTTCAATGGCGGCTTCGTCGATAGTAACTACACCGATATCTTGGGATAATGTTGCCTTATCAGTTTGTTGAAGTAGATCGAATTGCTTAAGGCGAGCAGTTTGCACTAAAGAGCCATCGTTGTAGTGCAATCCTATCATAATAAAAGCCGTAATAAACACCACGGCCCAGTGTGTGATATACTTCGTCATACAGTATTTATGTGTTGTTTTTTTCTTCGTCTTCGGTTTTGTATTGCCAATTTTCTGTGTGTCCTACTGACCACTTAGGAGTAGTTTCTACATTATAGTTTTGTGTGCATACTTTGAAGTCTGGTTGAATTAATTTATCTGATATAAGACTTTGGTCTCTCCAAATAATTCTATTGTTTGGCTGTGCGGCAAATTGTCCGTTATCTAATTTAATTACATTGAATGTTTTATGTTCAGGATCGTGTTCTGAAAAGTTAGTATCAAGTGTGCTACTTTCACTATGGCATGTATCAATAGTAAACAAGTATTCACCTGAATGCATTTGTTTATCTTTGCCATAGTATTCGCACATACTAAGCAAAGGTTTTTTAATCACAGTAAGATTGTAGTCAAAACAATCCCATAATTGTAAATTGTCTAAAGGTAAATCGCCGTGTTCTGTTTTCCAAACAAACGCACTTATAGGAAGTTTATCGAATAGAGCTCCGTATTCAGGAAGTAGTGTTTCAAAATAAAATGCTTTGCCTTGTATGCTCTTGACGCTTATCCAAATACCTTCTGTGTATTCGCCGTGTCCTTTTTCTAGATCATACAAATATTCTTTTCTTACTAATACATGCACAGGAGGAAGGTTATGCACGAGAAAAGCCATTATGACATCCTTTGGTTTATAATGTCCCAATTAATAAGACGCATGATACCTGCAATATATTTCTTCTTAGCATCTTTAGCTGGAACATAATCTGTAAAACTGTGTTCCCACATGTCAATTGGCATTAGTATATCTGTCTTATAACTTTGGTTAGGTGTAGTTTTGATTTCACCTTTCTTAGAAAGATATACCCAACCACTACCTTGAATGGTCATTGCTTGTTCAATTACATGTTCTTTGAAAGTTTTATAATCTTTGTGCTTGTCTTCTATAAGAGATTTGATAGAGCCTACAGGATTGTTTGCTCCTGCTGGTTTTCTAAGTTGAGTCCAAAACAAATTGTGTAGCATTGCTCCACCGTAATTGAATTTAGGATCCCCTTCTTTTTTATTATATCTATCAACATATCCTTTTGATAATACATTATAATGATAGTCTACATTGTCTTTTGATAATACAGGAGATAAGTCACCCATGTCATATGGCAAAGGAGATAGAGTTAATTTTTCTTCCTTGCCTTCAAGTAGATTTATAATGTGACGAATTTCACTAGGTTCCATAATACTATTTATTTAATTTTGAGTGACGGTTACACCACAGCCGTTTGAGTTAGTGCATGTGCCAGTAAGATTGTAGGTTTTGTTTGAAGTGCCTGTCTGATCCAAATCTAAATTGTAGCCACCTCCTGCATTTGTAAGATCAATATTAGTTGTATGTGAACCATAGCGTTGATAAACATCTACAGTATGCCCATCATCTAAAACTATATCAGCAAATTGATCATCTGTGTTACCACGTTGTAATAGTGTAACATCATTGTTATCACCGTTTATCTCAACATATCCTTCATGGTCACCTCCGCCACGCTGTGTATGTTTAACATCGTTGCTGTCACCTGTGATATAATTTGCAATATGCTGACCACCATTGCCATTATCATCTGTTTGATAACTTTCCAAATCGTTATTACTACCTGCTATGATCCAATACACGTCATTGTCGCCTGTTTCATCATTATCAATTGTACCGTCTTCGTGCTTGCCCTGCCATGCTTTTACATTGTTATTGCTACCGTTTACTGTAACTGTGTTGATGTTATTACTTTGGTCGTGTACCTGAACATCAATAGTGTTTGTACTACCATCTAACACTTCTGTATAGATTGTATTACTATCACCATTGTCTATTGTAACAGTAATTGTATTGTTAATATCTCCACCATTGCCTATTTCTGTGTGTGTGACATTACTGTCACCCTCAATAGTAACAGTCATATCATTGTTGTTACCGTGATTGTCCATTGAACTTACATTTGAATTACCTTGCTGTGTCAAGGACATAACTTGGTTACCACCGTGTGTCCAAAATCCTGCACGGTTATTGTTACCTTGTTGTGTAACTGAAAATGTTTTGTTATTACCACCTATATATGCATCACCACTTGTAGTGTTTAGACTGCGAATAGAATTATTTTGGCCGTCCTGAGTAATATCCATATCAAGTTGATCACCAACTTGATCCATATAGATATCGTTTGCAAAACTAGTTATTGGTTTGAATAATAGTAATACTATTGTTGCCCTCAGCACCCAATCTATAATCATATAGAAAAAACTCCCCTTGTTGTACGTCTAAAGTATAGTCGTACTGATTATTTAATCTCAATCTAATAAATCCACCCTGTTCAAAGTCTTCACGTTGCCAGACCCAATAAGGTTCAATGAGATCTAATCTAATTTGTGTTTCTGGATCAAATCCTACTTGTGGCACATTTTGTAACATTCTTCTATTTTGTCTATCAAGTTCATCTTGGAATAGAGCCGCAAGTGCCGCATTTAATTTATCTAACATATCATGCAACATGTCCGCCAACATAAAAGAAGTTTCATCTAATGCTGTTTTCCAAATACCTTCAATACTATCTTTAAGAGCATCTCCGTCTAATCCATCAAACTCTAAAAAGTCTAAACCTAAAAAGTCTGCAAGTTGTCTACGTTTTTGTATTTCATCTTCTGCATATTCATCAATAGGTGTTTTCTTCCTAAGTATCAATAAGTTGTTTAATTGATCTTCTGAAATATCTAGAACAATAGGAACTGTAGGTTTTCTCATACCGTGTACTGTTGCTGTCGCTTGGAACGCTTGATTAAGAACTACAAAGCCTGCATCTGTTTGCACTTCTATTTCGCCAACATAGCACATTCCTGCTGTATCACAACTTGGTAGTAAAGTAATCATACTACCACCCATTTCGTCTACCACCATTATAAAGTCAGTACCACGTACACCAATAGTTGCACTTGGTGTTCTTATCTTAACATTTTGTTTGTATTTTTTTGCAATTTGTCCAGATGCGTATCTTACTGTTCCTAATGACGCTTTGATTGATAATGACCCTACATCATTAGCAGGGTCATATACAAATTCATCAATTACTAATCTAGATTGTTCAGTAAGTTCAACTCGGGTTTCGTCTATAAAGTCGATACGCATTGTACCGTTTGCTGTGACTGCTTCGTCCATTGACTGTACGCCAACACCTGCACTACCTTCAATGACAATGTCACCGTCTCTTTCAAGTACGCCTGATCCTTTAATCTGTCCGATCTCTCCAACATTTCCATATGCTGGTTTGACTAGTATAGCTAGTATTATTAAGCCAAAGACCAGAAACCATGTGTACTTGTTTGGCGCCATGCCTCTTCCTTAGTCAGACTGTGTAATGTTCACTTCTTGGTCATCACCAGCAAAGTCAGCATCTATCATATTATCAGCTGTTCCACTTTGTGTAACCTTGTAGTGACTTGCACCGCCAGTTGCATCTATTTTTACTGTGTGTCCAGCACTATCTCCATCGCCATCTATGTCAATGTCAACTATGTTTCCTGAACCACTTGACGTTAGCAATCCGCTCGCCGCACCGCCACTTGCTGTGCTTGAACTGTTATTAACACTTACAACTATCTCTGCACTTTTGCCGTCTACGTTTGAATTAATAACGTTTCCGTCTCCAGTAATTGTAAATCCAATGCTAGATCCATCTGCATCAGCTGTATCACCAATATCAAATGTAAATGCGTTTGAATCACCAGTCGCTGTAATATTTAAAGTTATGTTTTCACAATTTGTTCCACTTGTGCTGTCACAACTTAAATCTACTGTATTACTGTCTCCAGTAAATACCCATGTACCAGTATAACTGTTACCTTGTATATCTGCTACAATTGAGTTTGTGCTTCCAGTTTGTGTTATCGCAAATGTCATATCGTCACCGTCTAAATTTACATCAGTTGTTGATGTACCAATAACGTTGTTTGCGCCGTCTTGCGTAATGTCTAAGTCTAGTGTGTCACCAACTTGTTCTATATAGATGTCGTTAGCTATTGCTGGAGTCACTGAGAACATAGATAGTAGTACCAAAGCTAGTATGCTATTCTTGGTGTACTTTCTTGTCATTATCATTGTTGTCCCTCGTTGTTTTTGTTGTTTCTTCAGCTACAGGCCAACATAAGTCTCTCTCATTACAGTACAATCTCGCCTCAGGCCATTTATCCAATGCGTCCTTGATTGGTAATGGTCTCTGTTTAGGTGTACCTCCATGGTATGTTGTGTCCTTAAACTTCCAAAGTCCTTCCTTTTCACCTTCATATACCAGTTGAACTACACCTGCTTCGATCGCCGCCCTTACAGCGTAATTTACTGGTTCGTTGACAGAATAACCTGTCTCCGATTCTATTAATTTAGTTCCCATATCAAGGAACTTAAAAATGTCTGCTCCAGACCTCGAACTTGCAATGGTTTTTTCCGTTGCAATACTCAAAAGCACTTTCCCTGTGCTTACTGATACAATTCTCATAACTACCGTTACCGTATCAACTCTGTACTCTGTCTGAGCACCTATGCCTAAGTATCGACTCCCTACACCTCCGACAGCTACGTTGCTATCGTAACCAATGATGCCGCCTTCAAGTATTAATCCTGCGAACACCATTGGTTTCAATGCTCTAGGACCGTTCGGTAAGTTTTTCTCGTATACTTCTCTAGTGTTACGGATCAACTGTCTTTCTTTAATCAAGTTATCCATACCTATACGTTCAACAACTTCGAACCACGTTTTGTTGCCTATCTCTTGTAACGCCTTAATCACCCATACTTCGGATCCTTGTGTTACTGCACTAGATAGATTGGCAATATTATCTGCAGGTTTACGTTGTCCAGTCTTATCAGAAAAACTGTAAACTGCGATAGTTATTTTCTTGCCATCTAACTCAGGAACTGCAATTAGTCTATCAGCTAATGGAGCCGGCTGTACCCTTGGTGGTCCAGCGTTTTCCTTTATGGCCAACGACTTTTGCATTGTTCCACTGCATCCAGTTAGTAACAATAAGCCTAGTATAATTAAGATCTTGTTCAAAAGTTAAAATCCCCTGATCCAGGTATTTCGATAGTTGTTGTGCTTCCGTCTTCTTCTATTACAGTAAGCGTAATCGCTCCTGTAGTAGTGTCTTTGACCCACGATATTTGCGAGCCTTCTATTTCTGCGGAACCACTGTTTGCACAACTGTTTCCACAATCAGCGAACATACTATCTACCATTTGTTTTGATAATGTTGCGTAAATTCTTGACTCAACGTTCTTAACAAATTTGTTCAGGGTAGTGTTTTCTAACTCTCGTTCTAATCTCCTTGCCTCTGCATCTGCCTTGTCTTTTAAATCTTGCTTTCTATTATGTTGTAGTTGCTCAACACTTAAAACATGTGATGAGTAACCATTACCATGATGGAACGCAGGACTTTTAAAGCCCCAAGTAAGTTCAGCGGCTACTGGTTTGCTGATTAATATCATTGCCGAGATGACTACGTAAAAAACAACTCTGTACATTTGTCAGACTCCTTCATATATATTTACCAGCTTTTGTTTGAAACCGCCTATGCCTCCTCACGCTCTATGCTATTATTTATATATAGGTGTAAATTATTTTACACCTACTTAATAGTTGTAGTTTATATACTTTCGTATGCAAAAAACCAAATGTGTGTTTTTATAAATATGTATATGGTGGATTGGAAAACAGAACAAGATGTACTCTGGGAATCACTAGACGATGCATTTTCAAATTTAGATTTAGATACGGACCTAGCAGAAGAAGTTGCTGATTTAGAACGGAGCCGTATAATGGAGGCTCTCAGCACTCACTCAGGTAATCAAACCAAAGCCGCGAAAGCACTTAAATTAGGTAGGGTTACTTTTATTGCTAAGGCAAAGAAATACGAACTAGTTTAGTGATCGTATACATTAGGTCCGTCTTGAACGTATACTGGTTTACAATAGGCAGTTACTCTATGTTCGGCTGGAACTAGATCTTTGTAGCCATAGTTTCCATATTGTCTAGGAATCCTTTTTGCATAATATTGGCATACATCTATACTTCTAAAGATCATAGGATTTGGTTGTTGTTTTGCGGTTTCGCCTGATCCTAGTATAACAACAAGTAAGAAAGCGTGTATCATCTTTTTGCATTTTTCTCTGAATTAGTATATTTAGGCTTTTCTCTTTGTTCTAATTGTTGTCTGAACATAGCTCGAACTTCTGGTGCATTTCCTGTTTGAGCTAAAAAGAATTGTATGCCGGACCATCCATTACCTTTGAATATTAAATGTTTGTTGCGGTATAGTAGTCCTTCATTGTAATCATACAAATATGTATATTCCTTGTATGAATACTTCAACTAGAATAATCCTTTCGCCTTTCCTACAAAATAAAACAATCCAACTAACATAGCGGCAGTTATAGATAACAATATTACTATAGCAAAGCCGTTTATTAATGCTTGTCTTGCTTCTGCTTGTCTATATACTTCTTTTTCACGCTTCGCTCTTATCTTGCGTTGCATTTCTTTGAGTTCATCCCATGTACCAAACCCAAAACGTAGATTAAGCAGAGTTTGAAGTTCTTTCTCCATCTCCATTATTTTCTTTTCATGGATTAACAGTTGGAGTGCTTCTTCTTCTACTGAACCTGCGGCTAATAGTTTTTTGAATATTGGTGGTTTCTTTTGTAGTGCTTGGCCTTTGCGGAAATCAGATACACTGGTGTACCATTTGCCCATTTGGCCCATTACGTTTTCGAATTCTTGGCCAGCATTGACAAACTTTTTCACTGTGTTGAATGCTGTTGTGGCCGCCGCGACTGCGGTGAATGGATCTATCATTCATAAAACTCCTAAGACTTTGGAGTAAGGCGCCCTCACGCTCTACTAATAATATTTACGTGATTATGGGTTTATATAAACTGACTAGTTAATCTTAGGAAAGAGCATGTCTGTACAGAATTTATCAACATCTGCTTCATTAAGCCCGAGGCTTTTCATTACTCTCGGAGTGTGTGGATTTTGTTGTTGGTTATGACAGTAATAGTTTTGGCTTGCAATAGTTAAATCTCTATCACCATAACCTGTATATTGGCCAATGGAATCAAAGTAAGTTTCAAGATTGTCTAGCGCCAGTTGAATAATAACAGTTGCTTCTTCTTCCTTTACATTGCTTGCGGCAATCATACTTGGAGTAAAGATGTTAGTTGCCCACTCGGGTAACTCACGCTTTTTTTCTGGCACAAAATCTTGTACTGCACTCTGATACCACTGAACCATAGGGTGATCTTCTCCGCCAGAACTAGCAGAAAAATCATGGAAAGCACCAGTCATTTTGGACTTTCCTGCAATAACGTCAAATCCGTAAATAGGTCCGTTATTGTTAAGTTGTGGAAATACACATACATGCATCATCCATAACCCTTTGGAATCTCTTGCGTCAACAACATCAATATGAGCTCTGCGAACATGTTCGTTTTCCCATACTCTGTTTATCCAACCCCCATCCGCCTGATTAAAGTGTGCCATTCCTGGCTCCTCTATTTCAGTACCGTGGGCATCGAACATTTGAATGATAGCTTTTTGACAGTCGACGAGTTGATCCCAGATCACTTTACTCTCCTTACTTTACTTTAGTAAGTTAAATCGTTTAGTTCTTCAAAGATCTTAGTTGAAAATTCAAAAGCCTTATTTGCTTCGTCAGCCATACTATCTTTAGTACGTCTACGGATTAGACCTTTCATTTCATCTACAGAATGTGTCATATCAGCAAACTGATACATTTTACCTGATCCAGGAACTTTGTCCTTAATCATTTGTCCGCCACTTAAATCGCCCATATGTCTAACATAAATGTGTGCAAACAACTTGTCTTTGTCATGCTGACAGTTTTTGATAATGTGACTTCTGTATGCTTCAGTGCTTGGTACTACTGTAGGTGCATTTTCTTCAGTTCCACCTAGTTCTGTGTAGTCAGCCCAAATATCATCTGCTTGGATTAGTCCATCTAATGGTAGATCGTCATCTGGCATTTGTGGATCTTCAGGTCCAAAGCAACCCATGCTTAGTGCAACATCTTCTAGGATGTCGTAAATTAACCACATATTATACAAATATGTTTTATATTTTTCAGGGCTCATATTGCCTGACATCATTTCTCTTGCGAATTCCTGACGTTCTGCATTTTGATGAGCGGCCTGTGTTAGTGATGCTAAACTCATTTAATTACTCCTTGTAATAGTTATCATTCAATTTACTAGTGTATTTATACTATTCTTTTTCAATTGCGACTTGTAATGGGAAGCCTTGCTCCCTTGAAATCTTAGTACATTCGACTGCTTTTTGCTCTGCAATTTCGAATACATATACACCGACTACTGCGGACCCTTTTTCATGTATACGCATGGTTAATTCTTTGGCAGTTTCATTGCTATGTCTAAACACATCTACTAGTAATCCTACAACAAAGTCCATAGGAGTTTCGTTGTCGTTAGCAAAGATAACCTTATATTTTCCAGGTTCTTGAACAACGTCTTTAATACGTTCTTTTACATTAATTTCTGTTTCTAGTTCTACACTCATATCATCTTTCCTTTGTTCGGGGGAGGTATTTCACTCCCCCTAGACTGTTTACTTCTCGGAAACGGTTCCTTCGATAGTTGCGCCTGAGTTGATTTCAATCTTCTTAGGCTTCAGTTCTTCTGGAACTTCACGCTTCAAATGGATATTAAGCATACCATTTTTAAGTTCAGCATTGTGAACATCTACGTGTTCTGCTAGAGTAAACTCTCTACGGAATGATCTTCCGCCAATTCCTCTGTGTAGATAATTTACTTCATCGTCTCCTTTTGGAGCAGTACCTTCAATCTTTAGAACATTTTTGTCCTTTTCAATTGAAAGATTATCCATACCAAAGCCAGCAACTGCCAATGAAATCATATATTCATTATCGTTGATCTGTGCAATGTTGTATGGAGGATACCCTTGACTCTTAGAGTTTTCAAACATTCTGTCCATTTCATCGAACATTCTGTCGAATCCTACAAAGTGTCTATGTATTGAGGGTAAGTCTAGAGTTGTTATTCTTGTCATTGTTTTCTCCTTTTATAAGCAAGATTTATATATTTGCAGTCCCTTATGGGCCCTGCATGTACATTGAGCTCTGTCTCTTTGTACACATTTATTTATCATCTGTAGCATATATACCATTGAATTGTTGAGTACAACGTACAAATGTTGTGCAACGCATTAGATGCTTTAGTCTAAGTGCGCCTGCATATGTGCAAGTACTACGTATTCCACCTAGTAAATCCTGCACTGTAGCCGCTACATCGCCCCTATATGGAACAAGTACTTCACGGCCTTCTGATGAACGATAGTCTTTGAGTCCACCAAAATGCTTCTTATTGGCGGCATTACTGCTCATGCCATAAAACTGTACAAACTGCTTTTCTTCGTAAACAGATTCAAAGAATCCGTCATCGGTTTTTTTAACTTGGTTAGTTTCATAAATTTTTGTAATTACTTCTCCCCCACCTTGATCGTGACCTGCCAACATTCCTCCAAGCATAACAAAATCGGCACCTCCAGCGAAAGCCTTAGCAACGTCTCCTGGGCAGGTACATCCTCCGTCTGCGATAACATGTCCTCCAAGTCCGTGTGCGGCATCGGCACATTCAATGACTGCTGACAGTTGGGGGTAGCCAACGCCTGTTTGGATACGGGTAGTACAAACACTACCAGGACCAATACCAACTTTAACAATATCTGCACCACTTAAAATTAACTCCTCTGTCATTTCGCCAGTTACTACATTGCCTGCAATAATAACAATATTAGGATACTGACTTCTAAATTCTTTTACAAACTGTGCAAATCTTTCTGAGTAGCCATTTGCTACGTCAATACAAACATACTTTAGTCTGCTACCAGTTTGCTCATATACATCTCTAAATTTTGCATGATCTGCATCTGTAATACCAATGCTCATTGCAACGTATTCTGTTCTTGCAGGATCATGTGATTTATCATCTCTATCAAAATAACCAACAAGTTCATTTACACTATAGGTTTTTACTAGACAAGTAAAGATACCTCCAGTAGCAAGAGTATCTGCCATTTCAAATGTACCAACACCGTCCATATTACTTGCCATAATAGGAGTGCCACGATAGTGTCTATATTCTGGCCTAATATCTTCCATAGTCATTGCTTCAGGCTTATAGTTACGGAAGGTAAAGCCACGTTCTAGATCAACTTCTTTACGACTACCTAGTGTGCTTCTCTTAGGACGAATAAGAACATCTTTATAGTCTAACTTCATATCTTCTTCGATACGCATTACTTAACTACCTCTTTTGGTTTGATACCGTAATTAAACGAAATACTAATTCTATCTTCTTTTGTAAGGTTAGGTTGTACACTGTGTTTCAACCAACCAGGGAAAATATAAATTGCACCTGTCATTGCTTTATATGTTGTTGCGGTGCTTGTAAAATAGTTTGGTTTCTCCATTGGTGGAAGGAAGTATTCAGCATTATCTCCTCTTTCAAAAAAGATATTGCCTTGTTCGGGAGTAGCCTTTACATAATACACTCCGCTTAATATAGATCCTGCGTGATTATGCAGATGATTATATGAACCAGGACCATTTACATTGAGCCATATGTTTTGGATTTGTAATTCGGGCAAGTCTGCCTGCACTGCACAATTATGGATTTGTTCGTCAATGGCTTTCACAAGATTATCAAATTCTTCGTTATCACCTTGCCTAATAGGTCCGCTTTGCCAACCTATATAATTAGATACGTGTACACCTTCATCTACCTGTTTACGATCTTGTGCGAATGTTTCAATGGCGGCGTTTTCAACACCATCCATCATACCAGACCAAATTACTGAAGGGAACCACTGTTCAGCAGTCAGTGCCATTTTAGTAACCTCGTTCTAACTTTTGCTTTTCTTGTAATTTTAACCAACGTTTACGACCAGCCGCTTTTGCTTTTTTACGTTTTGCACTAGGCTTTTCGTAGTGTTGTCTTTCTTTGTATTCCTGTAGAATACCTTCTTCTTGAACTTTCTTTTTGAAAATTCTAAGTGCTTTCATAACGTCACCGTTACGTACTTCTACATAAAGACCTCTTTTGCTAGGATCTTTTTGTTCAGATCCACGTCTTGATCTGAAATTATATCCGCCACGTCTATTGTTGTTGTATGCCAAAATATTTTACTCCTTCCATAAATTGTTTAAGTTCATATATTCTATTATTATTAATTACATTATACACTGGATTGGGGGTATTTGTCAAGTAGAAAGTTTTACCAAAACCTAATAAATGTCCAATTATCCAATGGTTATTCTTTGTATTATCAATATCTAACACTATATGATCCACACTTTGAACGATATCTAAAAGCCAACCCAATTCTTCTTCTATATTTTCATATAGATATAAATTTACACCTGACTTAAATTCTTTTGCATGAAAGTTAAAATTTTCTTTGATAGTGTCACTAGGATTGACCAACAATAAACTAGGATTGTTATTGAAAAGTTTATCAGGTGAAGTAATTAAATTGAGTACAGGATCATTCATCAATATTACTTATTTTTGCTGTCTTGAAGTTTGTTCCAAACTGAACTTTCATTCTGTTCAGCATTTTGTACATAACCTTCTTGAGGAGCCCAAGGTAGTTCGTGAATTCTACCTGAAACATAAGCCTGCTTCCAATCCTTTATATTTTGATCTGGATTATCATCTTTCCATTTACGTTTTGCTTTATTCCACTCTGCGTCTTTTTCATACTTTGCAACAAGGTTTGCTCTTTCTCTAATCTCGTTTTTCTTAAGATTATCTTCGCCGAACATCATTGCTTGTTCTTTTGCAACTTCTTCTTCTGCGGCCGCGACCCACTTGTTCCACTGTTCAATGTCAGTTGGTTCTTCGTTTGACTCTTCCGATGATTCTACTTCTTTTTTTTTAGTTTCTTCTTTTGGAGTATCTTCTAGTTGCTCTAATATTTCTTTATCTTCTTCCATAATTTTTTCAGCAACTTGCATTACTTCGTTTTCGAATGTCTTATCTTCTTCTGCTTCTTTGTCAAGTGTTTCTTGATCGACATCCTCGAATTTATCCTCCTCTTCAGGAGTATCAGGCTTTGGGCCTTCATTCCTCGCAATCATATTGCCGCGAGCAGTTTCATAATCTTTCCACTCTTTTTCTTTGTCTTTGCGTCTTGCAAAGTCAAATGTGTACTGTGAAGCAATAAGCAATAATACTGCTAGTGGATCAAAAACAAATATAATAGTAATAATTACCCAACGAACTGCTTCTTCAAGCATACTTTTATCTGCGGCTTCGCCATAGACAAATTCTGCAATGTATTTGATAGGTCCTACTTCTGCTTCTAGTTTTCTATATTCTGATTCTATTTGAAACTTTTCTTCTGTCAGAACATCAAGTTCTGCATTTGCAATTTTAATTCTTGTGTTTTGTTCATCAATAATAGCATCAATATCTACACCAGTGTCAGTACCTAATTGTTTACGTAGACGTTCAATAAGTCTATTACTATCATCAATTTCAGTCTCTGCTCTAAGACGTAATCGTTTTACTTCTTCTTTGGCAGTAGTTTTTAATTCTTCTATCTGTGCAAATAGATTCTGCTTTTTTGTTTCTAAGCCTTCTTTAAATTCTTTGACAGCTTTGGCTGTGCCACTACCGTATCTTCCATCTGGTCTGGCTCCTACCAATTGTTGTAATAATTTTACTGCATCTCTATCACTTGTGTCTATACTTGACATAGATGCTAATTTTTCTAATTCTACATCTACAGCCGCAATTTGATCTGTATATAATTTAGAATCTTCTTTTAGTTGTGCATTAGTTTGATCTATAGCAGGCTTTACTCTATCATAGGCAGTATTAATTCGTTCCTGTTCTTTATCAATTTGTGCTTGTATATTTTGATCTGCACCTGTGCCTGATGTTTCTGTTTTCTTAATAGTTTGTTCTGCTCTTGTGATGACAGCATTTAGTGATGCAATTTGCTTATCAATTTGTTCTACCTGTGCAACATTTTCTACACTGGCACTTGTCTGTTCAATATGAGCTTTAGATAAGAAACCAAAAATACCCATGCTTGTAATAAACATGAGTACAACCACTGCTGTCGCAAGATAAGACTTCAACCACCATTTTGCCTGTCGCCAATACTTATGCAACCATACTGCGGTAACTAGTTTACCTATTTCTAAAACGCCACCCATAATCATAATTGGGATAGCCGCGGCCGCAAAGATTGCAACCAAACCTGCGATACTATAATATATCGCTACAGCCGAAATAGAAAGAGCTGTAATTAAAACTAAAATTCCTAATGCCATGTATTAATTCCTATTATGCAATACAATATTTACCTGATAAAACGCCAGGAGTTATCTACTGCATTAATACACGCAGTCTCTTTAAAGTCTCTTTGCTTACCTTTGTAATAGATTTGACTCATAATAACTCTACAATAACCACTTCCTTGTGGGTATGTCATAGCTACCTGTACGGCGCCTTGGGCACCTGTGTTACCATTATACCAACGTGTAACTTCTCCGTTTTGTAGATTATTAAGTGCGAAAAATACACTTTGTTCTTGTTGTTTTTGATCATATGGTGTCATACGATTCATGTTCCAACTAAAGTAGTTTACTAGGGCACCAACACTTGTATCTACTGGTCGATAGTCAGTTTTAGTGCTTGCATACGAACTTTCGCTAGTATGCAATAATGTGTTTTGTGCTGAGCAAGCCGATAGTAGTCCTACACTAATTGTAAGGATGGTTAACGATTTCCCAACTGCCATCAAGTTTTTGGCAGACGAAACCACGTTGCCTAACATTTTTACCATTGAGATTAATTTCATAATAATGCTCCCTACAAGTTTTAGCCATACCACTGTATGCTAAAAAATGTTTGTTTTCAGGATTGTCGGTACATTTGACATCAACTCTGCTATTTGCTTTGTTGCCGTCTTTCAAAGTATATTGACTATCAGTGTGACAATACTGTGGTTGAAACTGTGCCATTACAGGCTTTTCGGTATGCGAGGAGCAGGCTGTTACTGCCAGAACTGCTCCTAACATTACAATGGATCTAACCATTGTTGAGTTGTGCGGTCTTAACATTTTTAGCCTCCTGGACTAGAGCATCAAAGATCTCTTTATCCATCTTGAGTTTTACAAAGGTATACATTTTACCTTGGTACTTAAATGTTCCTGTCTCCTTAGCGATATGCTCGCGAATAGTTGTGCTATTCACAACGTAACTAATCTTAGTATAAGTTTTTCTACTCTCGCCACCGTTCTGATCTTTGAACTCAAGAATAGTTTCACTGTTTACTTCTGAATTGATACGTTTTGCAAAGTTGTTCATTGCAATAGCATACATCTGCTCTTCAGCGGCCTGTTGGAAGATTGACTCACCTGCACCGCAAGCATATGCCATTTCTTTTTTCCACCAAAACCAACCTTCAGCACCTGCTTCTACACAGTTTGCATACCATTTAGGTTGAGCATATTCGTCACGTTCTGCGATTGTAGTATAAGTCGAACATGCGCCAAGTGATGCAACCAAACTAAGGATTGCAAGATTTTTGAGAATGCCTTTCATAATATCCTCCTATTAGTTTTCTTTAACAAAGTAGTGTGAAAATGCGTCTTTGACGTTTGCAAAGATACCAACAATCTGCTCTTTGTTTCGAGCTAGTTGATCTTTACCTTGTTGCCAACTGTCTGCTTGATATTGCTTAATATCATTATATTCGTTAACAACAAATTCTGTAACCTTATTGTTGACAGCTTTGTCTTTCATACTATCAACTGTTGTAACAATAGGATTATCTTGTGCCTGAACTTGACCAGCCAATAGCACCATTGCTACAGCCATTGTCTTCATATATTTCATAAGTGCCTCCTTAAAAGCCTTTATAGTTAATGTTACATATAATATAGCATAGGTAATTGCAAAGGTCAACCTATTTTGGTTAACCTTTTTTACCAATTACGGCCAACGATAAAATATGTGTGTGCCTACACGACCTACTAGATCGAGTTCTTTTGCCCATTTTGGGGAAACATAATCAGCATGGTAATGTGTAGAACCTTCAGTTAGTCCTCGCATACGTCTTTCGTTTACAATACGGAATGCAATCTCTTGTGCAATCCTCCATGCATCACTGTCGTATACATTATCGGCTCTACCATCGCAGTACCATGAAAATTGACAACGATGTCTCACAGGATAATATTTCCTTTCATCGTCCTTTAGGTCAGGATCTTTTCGTGTCTTCCAGCTTTCACGTATAGGTCCTTCTTTAATTACTTCGCAGATTGTGCCAGGGTACCTTGTGTCCTGTACACGATTCAAGACAACGTCTGCTACGGCATATTGTCCTGCTTGTGGTTCTGCACGTGCCTCAAAATAAATGTTCATTGCTAGGCAGTACAGTTCCGGTTGACGTTCTTCTGAGTACAATTCACCTTTGACTGGGTTTTGAAATGTACTTGCTTGAGATTGAGCGAAAGCGGTCGATAAACTCAGGACGGCAATCACCCATAGTATAGTTGATTTCATGATATACCTCATATAATATTTAAAGTTGATTTATAAAAACTAAACTGCTCAGTTTAGTTTCTCCTCATTTGTGCTATTTCTGTTGCTTGTTTTGACCCTGTTTTATCGTCATCATCAGCAAATACAGGCACAAGGTTTGACTTGTGCATCATTGCAATACCTACAAGTTTACGTTCGCCTGTGTATTGCATTGCTTCTTTCTTTGTTGCTGGAGCGAAACTATGTTCGCTATTATGACTCGGCACAGGATCTGTAGTGCGAGTGTAACCCTCTTGTTGCCAAGGTGCCTTTGTTACAGTAGGAGTTGATTTGGGTTTGTAATTACCTTGACAGTAATCTATATATTCTTGTAAATTCATCACTAGATTATGACAACCAAGGCGTTTCATTTCCTTGTTGTGTATCTTCATCTGTTCTTGATATTTGGAAATTTTTGTGAGAGTAAGTTTTGCTTTCTTTCTCTTCTTAGTATTTATCGTGGTCAAGCCACGTGCTAGATGCATAGTCATTTGTGCCTACCTTTCGCCTATTAATACATGTATTATAGCTGAGGAAGGCACAAAAGTCAACCTATTTTGGTAACTTAATTACGCAGTTACTCTTCTTCTTGAGATTGTGTACTCAAGTGCTGGTCTACCTTGGTAACCAGTTTCTGCTGTTTTTGATTTTACATTAAAACCAGCATCTCTGATTTCAGATACTCTTGCACCTGGAGAAGCAATATTCATTTGCTCTCTTAAACCGTCAAGTGTGAAAGTTTTACCTGTACCCCAGTATTTTGCTAGGATTTGTTGGTTCTGTGATCCTACTTTAAAGTATTTAGAACCAGTAGTGTTTGATTTTACCATTATGGTCTCCTTTTCATTAAAAAAAGAGCTCAAAAGAGCTCTCTTTATTGTTTCTAGCTTATCTATTATAAACATAATATAACAAATATACTATCAAACGTTGTAAAAGTCAACCTATTTTGGTAAACTATTTCATTTTTGCCACTGCGGCGTCATAATCTGCCTTATTTACAGCAGATTCACGTAGCAATTTCTCCCGATTTGCCATATGCTTCATATCAATTTCGTCTTTTGATCCACCAAAATAAGCCACAGCATATCCGTTTTCAATCAATATGTCAGTTGCCTTTTTGTTATCAATAAGGAAATCTCCTAGTATACGACCAAATTTGCCTTTTTTATCTTCACCGCTTTTATCAATCTGCGTTTTTAAGACTTGCATTGATCCTATTGGAAGCATGCCTTTTAGATATTCTTTAGATGCAAGACCAAATAGTTTTTCAACCTTGTCTCTTGTTCTTGATTCTGGTGTATCGATGCCCATCATTCTTACACGTTCTTTGTGCATCCAAACACCAAAGCCTAGATCAATATCTACATCTACTGTGTCGCCGTCTACTACTCTTAGTATTTTACATTTATATTCATACATTGCCCTCTCCTATTTTTTGAAAAGTTCCCAAAACTTTCCCATTAGTATTAATATGCCGCCTAGTATCAGCCATGCTATTGCAGGGCCTCCTCCTTCTATATACCAAACTACCGGAACTCCAGCAAGCCAGACAGTCTTTGCCGCATAACTTTTCCAGTTCCATAATACGTAGATTACACCGTCCCAACTACGCATCTTAGCAGGCTTGTCTGGACCGAAACTTGTTTTAGCATCTAGATGTTTGTATAGTTCTGGATTTCTTTTATAGTAAATCCAAACTGCCAAAAACATTAAACCTATGAAGATTAAACCAGCTGTGTGTTCACCCATTCCGATCCTTCAATATATCTTTCATCACATTGGTTGCTGTGTTTTTAAAAAACCGTGGTGCAATACTGTGTATTATTAAAGCAGGCACTAACAGTTGCAGTTTGCCTGCAATTATAAGTGCCTTCTTCATATGTTGTAAAGGTGTGTCACCAACTTCTTTTAGATGCAGTTTACATTCTTTACTTAACATTGTCACCGACCATCTCAAATAATGCAGGACCAAACGTGCTACCTGCCCAGCCCAATGCTACAATAGTTACTACTCCTAGTACTAACCATTTCATCTTAAAATCGTCTACTACCATTTTAAGCCCAATCAGTTCGTTACCTAATATACGAACACTTACTTCTAGTTTTCCTTGATCGTCGGTTTCTTTTGCCATTTTATCTTCCTTGTCCTTTATACTTTTTGTAAGAGCGTTTCTTACTTTTGTTCATAGAACTAAACTTTGTTCTACTGTGATTATGTCCTATACTTGTTTTCTTTGGTTGTGTTTCATGTGCTACAAAAGTTTTATGTAATTTCATAACCCTCCTTGGTTATGTATGTATTTATTGAAAACAAGTCGTAAAAAAAGGCCGCACTAGGCGACCTTTTAAAGTTAGTTCTAAGACTGCTTTAGAACTTGAAAGTTAATCCTAGTTCTGCGTTCATATCACCAGGATTGTTAAAGTCTACATCACGCTTTTCTTTCACTTTAAGTTTCATGTCTACTTTTTCTGATAATGCGTATTTTGCACCAAATTCAATATAACTTGAATTACGATCAAAATCAATTACATCGTCTGTTGTTGATTGCCATGTATAGCCTACTTCTGCAAAAGGTGTTACTTTTCCAAATGCATGTTCTACACCTACGTATGGTTCTAAATCCACTGTACGTGTATCTGTGTTATAGCTATCGCCGAATGTAAGTTCAGCATGAGCACCTACATATAGGGGACCTGTCGGCAACTTTTGCTTCTTTTCGCCTTTTAATGCATAGTTATCTACAGAACCATCACGCATCCATTTTACTGTTGTGTCAATTGGTCCTACATCACCACGCAGGTGAAATTCAGTTGCGCCAGTTTTCTTATCCTTAATGCTTATAGAATAATCATCTGTCTTTGCAGTCAATTTGATAGTCGTATTGTCAAAGTCTTCTGCCAAAGCAGATGTCCCTAACATCGCCGCCAAAGCGACGGTTATTAAAGTCTTTTTCATTTATTTTCCTCTTTTATATAAAAGTGTAGGTCGTACTTGCCTACAATGTGTAGTTATCTAAACTTATAGATATGATGTGCTTTTATGGCACGAAGTATTTATAATGTCAGGTAACATAGTAAAAGTGCGACTTTTCTGTTGCTAGGTAAGTCGCCAACCCCGAGCGATTAGGCCGCTAGGGCGAAATCCTCATTGACAGCGAAGTCATTAAGTGCACCGAAGTTCACGAAAGTAAATTCGCCGTTGTTTACAGTTGCGTTTGCATTTGTAAAGTGTCTTCGCGTTAACCGAGCTTAGATCCGGGCAACTCCACTCATCTATTAACTACCAGTCGATCCTAGTTCAGGCCCATCATAAACACACTATCGCAAACTTACAATGTGTTTATGGTGGACCTGCTGGGTACTGCCCCCAGGTCCTGTCTAGCGTTTGAATTGCTTCAACGTTACGTTTATATTTATACTGTCTTTTTAGGTAGATGTCAAGAGAAGAACGTAAATTAAATAACAACTAAAGTGAGCCATTTGATCTACTGATTGTGCGATCCAATACTTTCTGCTATCTATGTCCCATTTGTTCTTTTTAATAATTACTGTTTTAACGTAATCAATTATAAAGTGTAAAACATAATCTAGTAGAGCAATAAGTATTGCATTTGTAAAATTAAATGTTGCTAGAATTATCACAACAAATGTGAGTGCAGAATGATCAAACGCATGGATCCAACCCTTAGGATTTCTAAGGTTGCTTTTGTCTCCTGGTGTTCTGAAAGATTGTATCGCTAAGTCTGCAATAGCGTGTTTGATAAACAGTCCCCAAAGCACAAATAAACTTTCAATCATGCCCAATGGACTATTCCTTTCTACTGTTCTGGTGTATGAATTACTTTAACATCAACGGCTACAGGTTTTCCGTTATGGTCGTCTATAGTGTATTCAACAACCATACCTTCTACAACTTTCTTTATACCTGATTTTCTGAACTCTGATATATGTACAAATAGGTCTGCTTGACCTTCGTCACGAGATATAAATCCATATCCCTTAACATGATTGTACCATTTTAATTTGCCCTGATTAATCATTTACTGCCCTTCTTTAGTATACAGGGCGTAGAAAGCCTACGCCCTGTAATATTTATTACATATTGTTCTTTTTTTCTTGAATCTCAGCACGTTTTGCTTTTGCAAGTTTACCCATTTCGCCTAATGCTTTACGAGCTCTTGCCGCTGACGCTTTTGTGCCGCCTTCAAATTTTTCATTCTCTGCAATGTATGTTTCATACATGCTTACGATCTGTTCGTGAATTGATTGTTCTGACATCTTTATAACCTCCTTAGTTCATCTTTATGCCGGTTGTTGATTCAATGTATTGGTCTGCCATTGCTTTCTCAGTCTTAGCAATAAACACAATAGATCCTAAGTTTACATCTATTTCGCTATCGCGGCCAACAGTAAAGGTAAATGGCACCAAGCCAATTCCACCTTCTTTAGTCATAGTAAGAGCCATAGGCTTCTTAACTCTCATTGAATCTTTTTCTTTCTTAATCAAGCGAGCTACTACTTCTTCACCTGCTACAGTTTTGAAGCTGATAGTATCGCCGTCTTTATAAGTTGCTTCTAATAACATATTTTATCCTAAACTTGATCCTGTTCCGTTCCATCCGGTTGCATCAATATAAGAAAGTAGTTGCTCATAACCTCCTATATGTTGATCACCAATAAAAACCTGTGGAGCAGTTCTTGGTGCTGGCAATCCTTTTTCTTCAAAGAGTGCCATTAGTTCGCTTGGCTGAATATCAGTACCAAGTGTGTAAGTTTTGTATTCAATATTCATTTTGTCAAATACAGCCTTTGCCTTTACGCATGAAGGACAATGTGGCTTGCTATAAATTACTACTTCTTGCATTATAGACTAAATCCTTTCAGTGAGTCCTTGTCTACATCTTGTTTGATACCGCCAATGATATATGACTCTACTTCAGTCTCTTGCGGAGCCACTTGTAATCCTGACGAACTCAACCAATGTTGTGTCCAAGGTAGTGGGTTAGTATTAAGTGGGCGATCGTAGATTGGTTTGTAACCAAGTGCTTTAAGTCTACGGTTAGCAATGTATTCTACATAATGATACAATAACTCTTCGTTCAATCCAATAATAGCACCGTCCTTAAACAAATAGTCAGCCCATGCCTTTTCTTCATCAACACAAGTACGCCACATATCTAATACTTCTTCTTCACATTCTTTAGCAATAGATTGGAAGTCTTTGTCATCAAGTCCTTTAATCCAATTCTTAAGAATAGAAGTTGATAGGTTTAGGTGTGTTGCTTCATCTCTTGCAATCAATGAAATAATTTTTGCACTGCCTTCCATAACTTTACTTTCAGCAAATGCAAATGTACAAGCAAAGGAAACATAGAAACGCAATCCTTCAAGGATATTAACATTGTGCATTGCTAAGAATAGTTTCTTTTTAACGTCACGCATGTTGCCTTCTTTGCGGTGAATAAATGCATCAGCCGCTTCTGTAAACGCATCGTAGTTTTTTGTAACTGCGGTTGCACGTTTAAGAATCTCTTTGTCATCTAAAATTGTGTCAAACACTTCACTTGGATCTGCATACACATTTTTCATAATATGTGTATAAGAACGACTATGAATAGTTTCAAAGAAGTCCCAAGTAACAATACAACCTTCTAGCTCTGGTAGTGATACGTGTGGCAAGAAAGCCAAACTAGGACCACGTCCTTGTACACTATCAAGCAATGTTTGATATTTCAAATTACTAGTAAAGATATGTTTTTGTTCTGGTCTGAAGTCTGCAAAGTCTGCACGATCTTTCTGCAAACTAACTTCTTCAGGTCTCCAAAAATAACCAAGCATTGTTTGGTTAAGTTTATCAAATTCTGGGAACTTGAATACATCATACCTTTGTGTGTTTTGATCTGGTCCAAAGAACATTGTGCTCTTTGTAAAGTCTACTTTATCTTGATTGAATACTGTTTTAGCCATTCTCTTTCCTCTGTCTCATAACTCCATCTATTATAACATTGTATATATGCAAAGTCAACCTTTAAATTGCACATGCCTCACAATGTTCTTCATATTCCTGATCTGTTCCTGCAAAATCTTCTCTTGCAACTGGTTCTTGTTTTGCTTCTTCTACCATATCACCATCTGTTTTGTAATCATAAGTGTTTTGATAGTATGAAGTCTTCCATCCATACTTATACGTATTCAGTAAATCTTTAATCATTACACTCATAGGCACTTCGTTATTTTCAAAGTGTGTAGGATTGTATGACCAATTACCACTAATTGCTTGATCAAAGAACTTTTGCATTACCGCTACAATGTTGATATATCCTTCGTTGCTTGGCATATCCCAAAGTAGTGTATAATGTTGCTTCAGTGTAGTATACTGCGGAACAACCTGCTTAAGAGGCCCTTTTTTGCTTTTCTTAACGGACAAGTATCCTCTAGGTGGTTCGATACCATTTGTTGCGTTCGACACAACGGAACTGCTCTCTGAAGGCATCTGTGCGGACAATGTGCTGTGCCGTAGCCCGTGTTCCTTGATATCGGCTCTAAGAGTCTCCCAATCATATTTAAGTTTAAAGTCCCCTAGCTCATCAACATCTTTCTTATATGTATCAATAGGAAGGATGCCGTCTGAGTATTTAGTTTGTGGGAAGTAATCACATGCACCACGCTCTTTTGCAAGATCATTACTAGCTTTCAACAAGTAATATTGGAAGGCTTCTGTAAGTTCATGTACTTTCTTCCAAGCTCTTTTATGATTGTATGCTAACTGATGCTTTGCAAGATAGTGTGCGAGTCCAATATAACCTACTCCTAGTGAACGTCTTGCTCTTGTTGATTTCTCAGCCGCCTTGATAGGATACTTTTGATAGTCAATAATTTCTTCTAATGCTCTTACTGCAAGGTCACATAGTTCTTCTAAGTCATCTAAGTCTTTAAGCACACCAACGTTAATTGCACTCAAAATACATAATGCAATTTCACCTTCTTCGTCATCAATGTGTTGAAGTGGCTTTGTAGGCAATGTTATTTCTTGACACAAGTTACTCATATATACTTTGTCTTTAAATGAGCTGTGTGTATTGCAATGATCTACATTCATAATATAGATACGTCCTGTTTCTGCACGTTCTTTAATTAGTGCTGAGAACAAGTCCATTGCAGGTATAACCTTTTTCTTAATACTTGTTTTACGCTCATACATTTCGTACATCTCTTGAAACTTTTCTGGGTCTCCAAAGTATGCTTCATATAAGCCTGGCACATCATGTGGCGAGAAAAGAGTTATATTTCCGCTTGTTAACAATCTTTCATACATTGTTTTGTTAAGCTGAATTGAATAGTCTAGTTTACGAACACGATTATCTTCTGTGCCTTTGTTGTTTTTTAGAACAAGGATGTCTTCAATCTCTTGATGCCAAAAAGGAAAGTGTGTAGTAGCTGAACCACCACGTACACCGTTTTGTGTGCAACATCTTACAGTCGCTTCAAACTTTTTAAGGAAAGGAACTACTCCTGTGTGTGCAACTTCGCCTCCTCTAATTTTTGAATTAACTCCTCTGATGCGCCCCGCGTTAATGCCGATGCCAGCTCTCTGCGCCGTGTAACGTCCAATAGACATATCACTGGCAAAAATGGAATCAAGGGTGTCGTCCGAATCAACAAGGACACAACTCGCGAACTGTCTGACCGGGGTACGCACTCCCGCCATGACCGGAGTGGGGATGTTGATTTTAAAAAGCGAGGTCGAGTCATAATATCTCCTTACATAATGTAACCTATCTTCTTTTGGATAGTTGGCAAAGAGTGTTGCCGCAATCATCATGTACATGTGTTGTGGAGTTTCAAACAACTCTCCGCTTGATCTATCTTGGACAAGATACTTGTCCACTACCTGACGCAGACCTGCGTAGGTAAAGTTCTCATCACGCTTGTGATGGATGTATGAATCTAATTTTGCAAATTCATCGTCAGTATACACATCTAGTATTGCACTATCGTATACACCACGATCAATATTTTTCTTAATCATTTCCTTCAAAGTAATTTTTTCAAAGCCACCGTAAACATCTTTATATACTCCATATAGTAAAAGTCTAGCCGCCGCATATTGATAGTTAGGTTGTTCTAGTGTAATTAGATCATTTGCTGATCTTACCAACAAGTCCTGTATTTCTCTTGACGTCATACCCTCTGCAAATTGAATACCAGCATTCATTTGGATTAAACTACTGCTTACTCCTGCTAGGCCTTCACATGCAAAATTAACTACTTTGTGGATTTTTTGTATATCTAACGGAACACTAGTTCCATCACGCTTTAAAATATTTAGGTTTTGCTTCATCTTACTTCACTTTCTTTGATTAAAAAATATTTAGTGTAGTGGAGGCAGTTGGATCACCTTTTGTGATACAATGCTTTGCGGTAATGAGTTGCTTGTGAATACTTCGTTGTTGTATCCTAAAACAATACTTCCGTCCAAATACACTAGGTACATGTTTACGTCTTCTTTTATGTCCTTACTGATATGTATCTCGACTTTTGCATCACTAAAACGATCTGTTAACTGTAAAGTATAGGCGCATAATAGTGCAATTTCATACTCAGTAAATGAACTGTTCTCTATCAAGTGCCACGGTTCTGCCACGCTATCAGGATCCCATGGATTCTGTTTACGTGAACTTCGTGGAAGACCATTGATAAACTTCAACAGCAAGTCAAACGGTCTAGGTGCAGATTCAAGTTTATCTCTTAAATCTTTCCAGACTTTTACTTTGTCTTCAAATTTTAATTCAAACATTAACTTCGAACTTTGATTTTGTAGTTGAATACACCTTGGTCATTTGTTGTAGAGTTTAACATAGAAACCACTATCGTGTCAACCCCTAAATTACCATCTGCGTTAATTGTAGCGGCAGTAAAGGTTAATGCTGTTTCGTAGTTACTATCACCCTGATATGAATGATCGTCTACAAAATTTAATGTATTGGTTCCTGCATCTAACATAAATTCCATTGTTCCGCTTCTTTGTGCGTTAACAAGGTTACTTTCATAGTAGTACTCAATATGATAAGTTCGGCTGTAATCACCTGGTAATCTAAACAAGTAAGTAGGCGTAGATGCCTCTTGAACTTCTAGACTATTAAGGCCGCCAAGTGTTGCGTTTACTTTGCCTTTTATTTCAGACACATATTTGTATGTTGAAATATATGTTTGGTTGTATCCTAGATCAGCAGTTCTAGCAAAATAGTCTTCTACACTATTATTACCAGGCCTGTTAAAATCAATAACACTATACTGTGCATTACCTTCGTTGCCTCCAACATTACCTACACCTTCATAGTTATTATGTGTGCTTGTATTGTTTGTTCCTTCAGTAATTACGAGAGCTTCTCTGTCTATATCCATAAATGAAGAATGACTTATTGAATTTTTACAAGGTGCAGTAGCTTGTCCTTGTGCACCTAATGATGTACCTTCTCCGAAAACTACACCGTGACCTAAGTTTTCAAAATGACAACAATTCCAATGATTGTTATAGATATCATCATCACTTGCAATACCTACACTTAATCCATTAAACATAATATGATCGAACTTGTTCTTTTGAGAACCAACTATTGAACTTAGTGATCCTAATTCAATACCTGCGTTTGATGTAGTAACTGCTGTGCCTGTCGTCCATGGTCCTGCAAGTTTTATTTCTCTAAAGTGACTGCTCTTACAACTTTGTAATTTGATTACAGGATTTGTTGTAGACACAGTTGCAATAGTAAATCCTTCTAAATGGATATTACTTGCCTGATTTAATGTTGTACTTGTGCTATCGTTTGCATAGTTACCTGGAGTGCTTGTGCTATTGACTGTTTGGAATACAGGTGCATCACCAGTCATATTAAATTTAGTTTTGTCTATGCCATCACCATAAATGGTTGTGTAAGGCGGCAGATAGATTGTCCCTGAAACTTTATATAATCCTGCAGGAATATATAACTTAACGCGACTTTGCTCTGTTCCTTTTGTAGAATTATTAATGTATAATTGATCTATTGCTCGTTGGATAGATGCTGTTTCATCAACTGCACCGTCTCCATTAGCACCGAAAGATTTGATATTTACAATTTCGTCTAATCTTTCCTGTAGTGTTCTTTTGATAGGAGCAGTTGGACTAGAACCTGTTTGTACAGAAACACCATTTAAATATGTGTATGAATTCGCTAGTGTAAAAAGATTATCGTGTTCTGTTATAATTTTGGTGTTTCCTACAGCTGGTGAACCTTCTGCTACACTACCATTACCTATATATAATGCACGATTGTCTACTGCCCAGCCAAATTCACCTCCAGCTAATTGTGGAATACCATTAGTTCCTTTACCACGTCTAACTTGGATTCTTGAAATTTGTACGACTGCCATTAATTGCTCCTTATTTTATATATTTATGCATGTTTGTCGTAATACTCATACACTCTATCCCACCATTTTTGTTCCCAAGCATCAAATTCGTCTGGCCATAAGTCAAACTGCTGGTATTGTAAGTCTCTTGAACACATAAACACATGTCCTTCACGTATATTAGTGCCAAACACTTCGTTATGTGCTAGAGCATAGGCTGTTAGTTGTAGATAATAATCCTCAACCCATTCTTTCTTTTTAGGTTTATTAGTCTGTTTGAAATCCATTATTGCAGGTTGTCCTTTGTATTGTCCTACAAGGTCTGTTGTACCTGCATAAATTTTAGGATGGTATAAATTAATTTCACTACCCCAAATCTCGTCTACATCAACCATTGCATTTTCTTTGACTTGGGTAGCCATTTTATGTGCTTGTTGGGCATATGGGTTTGATCCAGGTGTAGGCCATTCACCAAACTCTATATAGTCTTCAAGATACTTGTGCATACGTGTACCTACACTTGATGCTTCAGTAACAATTTCTTGTGCTTTTTGTTCGCCTACTCGCTTACGCCAAGCAATTAAATGGGTCTTATCTTTGGTTTTATCAAGGATCGTAGTAACACTTGCGACTGCGTTGCCGTCAGGACAAGCATATAAACGCTTGCCATCTACTGACTGACGTTTGATTTCTTGATAGTTATATCTCTCTGTAATTAAGCTCATTAATTCTCCGTGTAATATACTGCTTCTAGCTTTATTGGATTATCACCTTTCGCATGTCCTGCGACTCTAGTATGACAATCTCCTGCTATGCCTTTAAGTAATGCTCTTTCTAATTTTGCCTGTTCATATGTAAGTTTATGATTTGCTTTGCTTACTATTTCATTTGTCTTTGCATCGTCTTTACGTGTTTGCAAAGCAATTATACCTTGCCCAACTGCTGGAATGATAGGTAATCTTGTATATTCTCTTTTTATGCCTAAAGCATCTAGTCCAGCTTCTGCTAATACAATAGCATCGTATTCACCTGCATCTAATTTTGCAAGCCTTGTATCTATATTACCTCTTATAGGTTTGATTTGTACATGATGGTTAGCATACAGTTGTTCTAATTGAGCTTTACGTCTTGGACTACTAGTTCCTAGTACAAAGTTATCTTTTATATTTCCTATTAGAACATCGCTAGGCCTAGCACGTTCTAAAACTGCACAAATATGTAGGTCAGGATGTTCTACATCTCCTGGCATATCTTTTAGACTGTGTACTGCTACATCAACTATTCCTTGTGCAAGTGCATATTCAATAGCATTGCAGAATACTCCTTTACCACCAATTTCATGTATTGGAGTATCAGGATGTAAATCACCATCTGTTTTGATTATTTCTATTTCACCTTCGCCTATTGCATCAATTGCCTTTTGGGCATAGGCCAAGGCTAACTTACTACCGCGAACGCCTATCTTCATCCTATCATCCAATTGTAAACTGCTCGCATAGCAAGTAACATATACATAAGTTCCATACATGCTCTTGGAATATCTTTATCTTTCACTGCAAAGTAAATCCACATTAAACAACTAATACACGCCATGCCCCAACCTATTGCTTGTGTATCTGTATTAGCATCTGATAATATATATGCGGCTAGTATGGCTATCATAAAACCTAACCATCTGCCTTTGTCTAATTTTTGATAGAATCTAATTTTCATCTGATGTCAAAGTCCCAAACTAGACAGCGTCTATTGTCTTCGGTTGGGTATGCACCATGCCATACTCTATCGTCCATAACTACTACTCTACCTGGAGTAGGATGAAACTTGTGATCATATGTATAGCCATATTGATTTTGCATGACTGTATACATACAACCATTGAATTGATTTTGTTTTGTAGGAGTTATATGATCAAACAACATAACACTAGATGCAAAACGTCTATTTTGTTGTTGCACCCTATCAGTTGAATGAAAGTGTCCTGCTTGCCAGCCGCCTGGAAAATAATTTATAGTCCATGCTTTTGTTTCTTGGCCTTCAGTTCGTTCTGTAATTTGAGTAATAGGTAAGTCTACTTGCTTAAAACAATCTAGCAACCATTCTTTATAATCTTTGCGTTGCTTGTCCCATTCACTATATTCTAAAGGTTTTTGTATACCATTTACTGTACAAGTTCCTGTTGAAATATCAGCAGTTGTAAAATCAAATAAATCTTCTAGGTCTTTGTAGTGAGGATATATGGCACTTACTACCCAATGTTGATTTTGTGTAAGATATAACTCAACGTCATTTACTTTTTTAAGTAGGCTCATTCAAAACTCCTAATGTCTACTTATTATATAACAAAAAAACTAAGAAGTCAAGTCTTATTTGAGTGCGTTGGCTGTTGCCCTATCTGCCATTTTATCTAAAGTTTTATCTTCAGGTGGGGATTTTGGATCTTCGCCGCCGGCTAATACTAGACCCTGTTCATCAAAATTGTTTACTAGATTTTGTAAACGTTGATCATTATTGTAAGCAACGACGAAGCTCTCTTTATCGTAGTGTTCTTTTTCTGAGTTTGCAAGGTATCGGTTTAGTTCTTCCCAACCAATCCTAGTTGCGCCTTCTTGTGCTTTTAAATGAATTACTTGTGCGAGCTTATCGGAAGTAGTCTCTTCGAGTCTATCTAATCCTTTTTTTTTGAATCCGCTAATAGCAGACCTAAACGCTTTGAAAGCTCAATACTTTCCCGTTTGCCTCTATCGTCTTCTTCTTCACCGCCTGCTGATGCGTCTGCCGCCGCAAACTCATCACCCATATCGCCTTCTGGGGCTTCTGCTTCCGCATCTGCATCGACTGTTGGCTCCATGTCCATATCGTCATCTGCAGGTACTTCATCGCCCATTGTGTCAGGAGCACCTTCACCAGTCAAAATAGCTACGCCACCTGTAAGTGAATCTCGTGTGCTTTCCAATGCTGTGAATAAAGAGCCTAGTGCAGGTTTAACTGCATTAATAAATTCTTCTGATTTATCTACGCCCATTTCGTCTCTGATCTTGTCGCCTATTTCAAGCATGGATTCTGTTTGCATTTCTGCTGTGTCTTCCATCCAGCCTGTAACTCTGTCGACCATGTCTTTAGCGGCCATAACTAGTGTTGCTTCTTCTTCAGCGCCTTCACGTACTACTGACTCGTCTTTTTTATCTTTTTTACCTTTGCCTTTGTTAATTGCGGCTGAAACTTTTTTACGTCTATTTTTTAGATAATCGTCTGTTTTATCTTCTTTACCATCGTTATTAACATCGTCATCTTCTTTGCCTACTGGATCCATTTTTTCTTCAACTGCTTCACGCTCTGCGATAGCTTGGTTCAGAAGTTCAAGGAACAATTTATTCTTCTGGTAAGTTTCGCTTGTGTGTACTGAGTCAAAACTTTCGTTAGTTTCAACTTGTGATAGTGTAGTTCTTAGTCTATTACGAACATCTAATAATTGTTCCATAGTAAACTTATCTACATTAATTGTTTTTCCATATTTTTTAGCCAGGTTCTCATTCAGTGCTTTGACTGTAATGGGCTTTGAAAATTCTCTAATATGCATAGTATTGTTCCTTTGTCATTATGTATTTATTTATCAAAGATGTAACTTTCTATCTGGGCAAGTGAGCTCCATGCTTTGTCTGTTGCTATGTCAAATTTTACTTCTGATGCCTCTATCCTCGTAATATCTTTGCTAACTTCAATAGCTCTTTTTGCAAATACTGCGTCCATATAATGCTTAGAAACCTTATGATCTAAAGCAATAATGTCCTTAATATCATTACTATTACCACGTTCTCCTACTATTTTTGCTATAGCAAGGGCCGCAGTCTTAGTAAATGTAGTAACTACATGCTTATTAGTACTTATATCAAAAATACGGTAACCGTTCCTATGTTTGCGGATTACTATGTTTTTTACCCTAATACTATTGCCTTTTTCATAAGGAATTGGTACTTGAGCAAGCCCATGTACTACGATTTCTTCAAGTTCTTTTGCTAATTGTTTGTCAAAACTCATTTACAACGACCATTACAGTTCCATCTTGTATTAGTTTACTTACTAATGCTTTCCGTATCAGACCCTCAATTACGAATCTGTCCCTCTCTGAATAACTGTCTAATGATCTAACATGATTACATTTCTTCAATACTGCCCGCTCTTCGTTTGTGCATTGAATAGTAAATTTATGTAAGAGTTCATTTATCTTCATTTTATACTTGCAATCTGTTTTTTAAGTTGTGTCACAGTAGCTTTATGCTGTTTTTCCTGTGCTTTTAGTTGAGCTTGTAGTGTTTTCTTTTGTTGTTGCATAACCTTTGGGTCTTGCATCATTGCATCATTACCCATTGGATCACCTGGTGCAGGTGGTGCTTCTTGGTTAGGCTTTGCTCCTGGCCCGCCTTGTACTCCTCCTTGTGGGTTTGCCATTGTATTCATAGCATCCATACCCATTTGTTTTCCTTTTTGTAAACCTTGCTTGGCTAAGTTCATGCCTTTGTTAACAGCACCTTTGCCAACTTGCATGCCTTTCTTAGCAACTGCTCCTGCACCCCTAGCCGCCATCTTACCTGCGGCCGCGGCACCTTTAGCAAGGCCTCTACCTGCAACCGCTAGTGCTGGTGCTATTTCGTCTGTGCGTTCTTCTTTAAATTCGTTGAACCTCATTATTTCTTTGCCTGTTTAACTAATTGCATCCATTTCATTCTAAGTGTTGGATCACCTAAAACTGCTTGTAAATTTTTAATGTGTGGAGCCATTTCTTTTGACACCATTCCTGTTACAGCTTTTCCTTTTCCTATTGCATCTACACCTTGTTGAAACTTAGCGGCTGACTTACCACCAGCTAGTCTAGAACCTTGTGCGGCTCTTTGTGCTTTTTGTAGTGCTACTTGTTTCGCTTTAGGATCTGCATCTGCAGGTAATTTCTTAGCAACTCTGCCTGCCATATTTTTTCCAAGTTTTGAGTTAGCCACCTTACCAGCAAGTCCACCCTGTTTTGAAAGTTCTTGTTGTGCTCCAGCTACATCACCTCGTGTTGCACCCATTGCTTTTGCTTGATTTGCCAATGCACCTGCGGCCTTGTCCATACCCTTGTCGGCTACTTTTCTTGCACCACCAGCAACAGCACCCGCAACTTTTTTGACAGCACCTACTGCCTTTTTACCGGCTACCTTTGCACCTTGAGCTACTTGTTGTGCTTTTAGTTCTTGAATGCGTTGATTATTTAATTCGTTTAATTTCATTATTTCATTCTCCTACGCTTGGCTGTCGAACGTCTTGTTGGTTTCATTCTTGTTTTATTTAATCTTGCAATACGTTTTGATTGAGCTCCCATACGTTTTTGAAATCTTGTCTTAATTTTAATAATAGGAGATTTACGAGCTCTTGTTTTCTTCATTGTAAGTTTTGCTTTAACGTTAATAGGTGCATTACAAGTAGAGGCTTTTGCAACGATACGTCCTTTACGCTCGCCGCTTGTGCATCTATACTTACGTACAACCTTACCTTTGCTTCTACCGTAGGTTGTTGTTGCCGCTTCTGTTAGTATATCTGAAATAATCATCTTCTTTTGTTTAACCTCTTAAGAGCTATTGAAGCTGGATTCGTACGTTTAGTTCTACGAGCTTTACGTGCCATTCTAGCACCAAGTCTTGCCCTAGTACGCTTCATAGATAATTTCTTTTTTATGTTAGGAGAGGCAAAGCATTGTCCTAGATTCGCAACAATACGACCTCGACGTTGCCCTGTCATACAACGATATTTTCTTACAATTTTTTTACCTCGTCTACCCCAGATTTGTTTCTCTGCAAGATCAGACGATACGATCTCTGTTACTAACATAACAGTATTTATGTAGGTTTGTTATGAAAAATTAATTAAAAGGACTACTATGGTACTTAAAAGTCCTGCAACAATAGTTCCTGTTGCACCGATGATTACTTTGGTTAACGACTTGTTGCCGTGTGTAATATCATTATGTATATGCTCAACTTTAGCTTCAATTTTATCTAAACGCGATTCTAGGTTGATGTATCTTTGTTCGCACATATCAACATGTGCTTCGAGGTTTTCACGTTCTAGACTTGTGGCTTTAGTTTTAGCCATATTGTATTCTCCATATTCTCCCTCGCTCAAAGGGTATTAGTAAACTCTAGGTTAGCCTAATCTTCTGCCTTGAATATGATGTTACGTGCCTCTGGTGTTGTTCTAAACACATTATTATTTATCTTAATTGTCTCATTTAATTGACCAATAACTGGTACAAAATTAAAATCTTCTTCAAGAGATTCAATAGGGGGAAAGTATTGATACTCATCTGTTTTACAGCTTACTTCCCATACTTTGTGTTTGCCTGTGTAACTGCTACCAAAGCCTAGTTCTTTAAGCTCTGCTTGGGTGCGTTCTACCACGATAGGTGTTTCACATATAACATTTATTCTAAGCATCATAGTCTGCATGAAAGTCATCCAGTTAGCCTGTTGCCCAATAGCTTTTTGGTCACTGCTATTGTTCCTGCGTTGTTTTGTTTCTGTGATATCAATAAGTGAATATACTTTCATATAACTACTTATCGGTCATAAAAAAAGGGTGCCGTAAAAACGACACCCTTTAGTGTTAGTAAGATTATTAAATCTTATGTAGCAACAAATCCGTCTAAGTCACGTGCTGTTACTGTTGCACTTGAAAGGTCTACACCGTCCACTGTTCCCATTGCTTGTAAGCGAGTTTGCATTGAAGCCGCTGTTTGAGCATGTCCGTGTACGATTGCAAAGATTTTACCTGCTGTACCTGTTGACTTATATAGTAGTGGTGAAAACTCAGCTACGATTTGAGCCAATGCACCGTCTACGCCATCTTTTGCTGAAATGTTAACAATACAGTCAATTTCAACACCTGTGATGTCTGCTGTTGCGTACTGAACGCCATGATCGCGTCCGTCCTGATTTACTTTTGTGATTCCTGCCATTTTATTCTCCTATGTTCTCTAATGACACAATTCGCTACTCTGCGAAGTTGTTACTATTATTTACCGTATAACCATAAAAAAAGCCCGTTATCCTAAAATAACGAGCTCTTTTATTTTATTTTAATGTAATTTACTATATTACATTGGGTTCTGATTGAAGTCAGCTAGTAGTGAACTTGTTACACCAGTTGAACCAATACCAAAGTTAGAAGCCGCTGTAAATGCGCCTGTACCTTGGATTGCAACTTGTACATTATCAGTAGTTCCACTTGTGAAAATACCTGATTCAGTTAGTACACTTACACCTGCGATTGTGTGAGCATCGTCAGTTCCAGCTGTTCCACCTGCCGCTAAAAATTCTAAAGCCGCTTGTAGTTCTGCTTCTGTCATGTTAGTTTTTGCTAAGTTAATGATTCGGGTACGTCCACCTGCACCATTACCTTCTTGAGCTAAACCACCTGCTCCTTGTGCTAATCCTGCCATTTTTTTCTCCTTAAGGGTTTTTGTACTTTGTTTTAAAGTACGTTAATAGTATTTATAATCTGCGTATAAAAACGCTTATTTTCGGCTGTTTTGAGCTCGATTTTCCAAAGCTCTTAGGGCCTGTACAAATCCTGCACCGCCTTTTGCTATATTATCCAATATAATAATAGCAGGCATGTAAGCCTGCAATACATTTGCAGGAATACTTTTGCCGTCTTTAGCAAGCTCTAAAAACTTCTTTGTTAGCATTAAATTTTTAGCACCTACTAATCTTAGGTAACCAGCCATATCCTGACTGGTAACTGCAATGTCTGGAACACTAACTTTTGGTTCCGGATCATTTACTTTATACACTTCAAGATTTCTTTCTGCTGAAAGTTCTTCTAAGTATTGTATAATATCACTGTTTCTTAATTTAGCACGAGATGCTAATAGTAATCTTGTAACCAACTGCTTCTTACTGTTTGAGGATAGGGATTGGAAACTAAAAAGATTTCTTCTAATAGCTTTGTAATCGCTATTAGTAATCTTTAGAGCAGACTCCATATTAATAAAAGTCTGTTGGTCTTGTGCAACATTGCCAACACCGCCCATGCTTAATTTTGAAACATATCTATTGAAACCCATTAACGGAAACTGTGTAGTTCTACGTAATGCATACGCCGCTCCTGGATCTTTTAATTTATCAAGAGCATCTTTGTCACCCACAACAAAGTATATAAAGTTATACAAATCAGTTCCTGACATCCTAAAATGTTTATAGTTATCATGCCCTGATGTCTTTTTAGCATATCCATGTGCATATGCCGCAAAGTTAGGAAAACGTCTAAGAACTTCCATAATGAGCATTGTAAGATATGCTCGCTCACAACAGTCTGTATAGGTAAGTGATTTTAATGCACCTCCCTGTCTAGTCAGTCTTGCTTCGTGAAGTTCTTTAATGAATTCCATTTAGTAGATACTCTTATCTTTTTGTCTATCCATATCGCCCATGCCGATAAGTTCTTCAGCATTTGCAATAAGTTGTTCACCTGTTTTGGCTTTCATTACCATTTCTAAACCTGATGACTGCTGTAACTTGTCTGTAAGTCTTTCACGTGCCATTGGTTTCATATTACCAATTTGTCCGCGTAATAATGCAAGTAAAGCCTTTGCCATATTTGCACTCATAGGTACTTCCTTGCCATCATCTGTCTGTACACTTTTGATTGGATTTGGATTGCTACGTGAATCTAATATTTTCATCAGTTGTGATGATAAAGGAACCTTCTTGAAGCCAGGCTTCATACCTGCTTCTGGATCATCTAATTCACTACCGTGTCTTGCTAGACCAAAGTCGTCATGTGCTTCACCAAACGCTTCGTTAATGTCTTTCATTTTCATAGTTTTTCTCCTATCTCTCTACTGCTCTATTAGCCGCAGTAAACCCTGCTCTGTTAACTAGTTTTATATCGCCTCCAGGATGAGCTAACACATACCCTTCGCCGCCATCTTTACCGTCAGTCTTAGATTTGACCGCACCTGGGTTTTTGTCTAAGTCTGCAATAATATGATTCTTTACTTTCATTATACCGTTGATAACTTCAAATAATGCTGTCCAACCGTTCATGTTTTGTTTAATGTATTCAATAATCTTTTGTTGCTTGACTCTACTTACTTTGCTTGTTTCTAACCATTTAACAAAGTCACGGCCTAGATTGTCTAATCCTGTATCAACTTTGCTGTTCATATATGCATAAATGATCTTAGGAAAGTCTTTCACTTTCATTTGGATCAATGTATTTTGATCTAATAGTTTATCAATAGCCGCCGCGTCTTTTTCTATAATTTTTGCAAGCCTTTCAACTTCTTCGTTTGGAACACTTGCAGGTTGCTCAATAGTAACAGGAGGTACAACTAATAAACTGTTGCCTTGGAAAACATCTAAATCTTTTAATGCACTTTCTGATCCATCTGGGTCAACCATTCTGTGTACCACAACCCCAGCAGTTGACTTTGCTATCTTTTTACCTAAGTCACTGTCAACATCAATTGCATATTCTACAATGTTAGGTTTGAATACAAAGTTTTTATCTTGTACTGGCGGTGTGTTATAATATAACAAGTCACCCTTAAAGTATCCTCTAAAATCTTCAGGCACTGCTTTTTCAAACACAGGAAACACGCCTGCCATATTGTTTGCAAATTCTATTCTATCTGGCTTGTCTTTGTTGATTCCGCCTTTACGCATGAGTAGATCTTGTTTGAGTGATTCGGGATCAGTTGTTCTACCTTCTCCTCCCTTTCTAACAAAACCGCTTTTGTCTGTAAGTACAAACTCTCCATTTTCATTGCGTCCAAAAATGACTGCGGGAGATCCATCCCATTTGAGCGTAACATTGCCTTTGCCTCCTTGTGACATATCACGTAAACTTTGCAGAGCTCTCATTGCTCCTTTAGATCCTTGTAGGTAAACTAGGTCTTCAGCATGATCAATCCTTGCCGCTTCACTAATACTTTCTTTTGCTTTTTGTTTTGCAACTTCTTCAGGCTTAACAATTTGCCAGCCTTCTCTATCCCAACCTTTTTCATGAAAATCTTTTTTGGAAATTTCTTTTGTTCTATTTGGATTTCTAGGGTGTTGAATAATGACAGCATCTTTCGGTACAACTTTCCAACCTTTGTCTGTATATGCTTTCAAATCATTTTTTGCAATACTAAGGAACTTATCAACTCCTTTAATCTTACCTTTTACAGTTACAGTATCACCTGTAATCTTTTGTCCTATCCTTGTTCCTATATCACTTACTTGACCAATAGTAGTTTTGCCGCCACCTGCATCTTTGTAAGTCTTAGCCATTTGTCCTACACTTTTTGATCCACCACGTCCTACTTTGTATCCTGCTTTGAATGTATCTAATGCTTTACCAAGCATATTCTTTTCAGCGAGTTTCATTCCATGTTGGATACCCTTTGCTGATTCAGGAAACATTCTGCCTTGCTTTTCAAAACTGCCTTTGATACCTGCCACTAATTCTTCATAGTTAGGATCATTTTTAATCTTGGCTAGCATCTGTTCTACTGTGTGAGTATCTTTTTCTGTTGCACCTTTACCTAAAAGTATTTCTGCGATCTTATCCCATTCGTCTGCAATTACTTTGTCTCCATTGTTGGGATCCACAACGCCAAACTTAGGACTAAACTTTAGGCCACGTCCTCTTGCTAGACTAGATAACATAATAGCTCTATCTGCACCTGTAAACTTTTCTGTACCTCCACGCTTTGCACCTTTTTGAAGTGCAGGATTGGTTGTCATCATAAAGTCTGTTTGTACAAAGCCATTATCTGGATTACCTTTGATAGGAGTGCGAAAGTGTATTTGGTCGCCTGCATTGGCCACCCAACCTTTTGTGAATGTTCTACCCTTGTTCATTATTTCTAAATCTGGTATGCCTTGCTTTTGACACCAATTAGTAAGTTTTGCGATAATTTCTTCTTTGGGTAATTCTCTTGCATCAGTGTTTAGATCAATATCACCCGATGAATTCTTTTCAAATGTACCATCATCATGTCTTTTCTTACCAGTTGTTCCTAGCATTTCTTCATCGGTAAACTTAAACCCGAAGGTGCTATTCATCCAATCAACTGTTGGCTTGATATCGTCCGTGGCAATACGTTGGGTAATCGGTCCCTCTTCGTTCCTGAAAACATTTCCGCCTTCTTTAAGAATCATTCTTTTTACTCTCGTTAATTTTTGATACGCCTCTTTTGAATTTGCGAGGATCTGAACTCTTAATACTGTTAATAAATCTACGTTCTAGCTCTAATGCTTCTTCATCTGTATAATGCTCATGGATTTGTTCAAACAGATTGATTGTGCTTTCTATAAGATTTGTGCCTGAAGTTTCAATCAAATGCTCTTTATTTCGATTAAAATTGAGGTTATTAAGTTCATCAAGTATAGATCTAGTAGCTTTTTTCATTGTGGTACATTCCTTATAACGTATTTAGTCAGGTAAAGCAATAAATATTACTATAACGGAGAGGGTATAATATGGATATTATAAAGTTAAGTTTCAAAGATAGAACTCTTTTGTTTGCGAAGTTGTCTAGTATTGCATATAATAACACTAAGAATGCAACAAGTCAAGCAAAAAAGTTAGGATTTACAACAACAGAATTCTATGACAAGGATGGTGCTCAAGCATATCGTTTTATGAATAAAACGGACATTGTTATTGCTTGTAGAGGAACACAGCCAAATGAATTTAATGATATTAGAGCTGACCTAAGAGCTGTTCCTGTAATGGCAGAAACAGTTGGAAAAGTACATCTAGGATTTAAACAAGAAGTAGATGATCTATGGCCAAGGGTGTGCGAAGACATTAATAGAAAAGTAAATCTTAAAAAGCATTTATGGTTTTGTGGACATAGTTTAGGAGCCGCAATGGCAACTATAATGGCAAGTAGATGTTTACATGATGTAGAACTAAATGATCCTGTCGAACTTCATACATATGGTTCACCTAGAGTTGGTTGGAGAAAGTATGTTAAAAGTTTAGGTGTTACACATCATAGATGGGTAAACAACAATGACATAGTTACAGCCGTGCCTTTATGGATAATGGGTTATATACATCACGGTGAAAAGCATTACATCAATGCTTATGGCAATGTTAGAAATCCTTCAGGTTGGCAACTTTTCAAAGATCGTATGCGTGGAATGTGGATGGGAATCAAGAAGAAAAGAATAGATAACTTCTCAGATCATAGCATCACAGATTACATCAAACACATTGAAAATTGGAAGTCTTAAACAAATAAACTAGACACTGACTCTTCGTTAGTAACTCTACGGATAGCTTCACCAAACAAAGGCGCGACACTAACCTGTCGTGTCTTTTTACAATTCTTAGGACAACGATTAGGAATACTATCTGTAACTACTAGTTCATCTAATACTGACTTCTCAACCTTTTGACATGCTTCGTTACTGAGTACGCCGTGTGTGATATATGCACGAACACTTGCGGCTCCTGCTTTCATAATTGCTTCAGCGGCATTACAGAGAGTGCCACCTGAGTCAACAATATCATCTACAAGGATTGCATGTTTATTTTTTACATCACCAATTAGATTCATTACTTCTGATTTGCCTGCTTCTGGTCTGCGTTTGTCTACAATAGCAATATCACCATGGAACAT